TAACGAAAAATAAATATGGCAAAAAGACTAAAGAATAGAAGCATGTCTATGTATCGCGGACCATTATCCAAGATGATAGACGACGCAGTAAATGATCGCATGGCAGCTCTTAAAAAGACAGAAGGAGAAGAAAAAGATATGATATATGACATGTCAGGTGTAGAAGGAAAAACTAGACATGTTGAATTTGATCCAGATAACACTAAGCTTTCGGATGATTGGTATGCACAGAACACTAGCTACGGAAGCGAAGAAGAGTTTAGGCGAAACTTAGGTCAAGAGCAAGTAGATATTGTAGAAAATAGACAAGCGTCTAATAGGTTTTACAACGATGCAAACAAGGTTGATTTTGAAAACATGAGTGACGCACAGCAAAAAACCTTATCAAGTATGTACGGAAAACAAGTTGACAACTTAGACGTATATCAAAAAGACGGTAAGTTCTACGTTGATCAAGGAACTCACATAGCTGACGAAAAAGGATTTACTAATCCAATTGAAATAACAGACCCTGCTTTTCAAACGCCAGATCAAGCTTCTGCGCGAACAGAAGGGCAAGAGCAAGCTCCAGCAAATGCCGTTAGTGTTCGTGATATATTCGGTATAGATTCAGAAATGCGACCTGCATACGAGTCGTCAGATAGACTGTCAAACATGCAGTTTAGTGATGCTAACCCAACTTTTGATTTTCTTAACGATGAGAAAATGATGAAGAAGGCTCGCAAAGCATACAACAAATTTCAAAATAAAGGTGGAATAAGCAAAAGAGACAAAGCTATGCCTTTCTTCGAGTTCGTTATGAAAAGATGGGACGGGCATGGGCAAACTGGAGGTAAAAGCTTGACTAATATAGCTAAGAGGTGGGAGACTAAAAATAAACCTGGTGAGGGAAGAAGTGGATTAGGTTTAGAAGGCGGAGCTGCCACATCAGCTAGTACTTATCGTCCGTCAAAACCTAGAGAAGCTTCTGAAGCATCTGATCCAGCTCCTACAAATAAGTTGAAGTACGCTAATCCAAATCATGTGCTCAACAAAAGAACAATGTCATTTAGAAGAAAGCGATGAGAACTAAAAGAATAATGCATGGTAAAAGGCGTAAAAGATCTAGCTGTTTGAAAAAAACAGAAGAGATTAAAATAGC